GAAATAAAGAGTCTGCAGACGTCGCCCACTGGCAGTGGACGCCGTACAGACGGCTTAGTCGTTCGTGACACATTACGCCTTTAAGAAACGCCTCTAGCCAACTATGGTAAAAACTATAGAAGGTTGGCAGAATTCCAAACCAGGATTTGACACTGTGTATAGCAAAATTTATAAAACTACACACGAGTGTTCAGCAAGGGGGGGCAACATACGAAAAATGACAGCTGAAAGTCATCTCCGAAGCTTCGATTCAGAACTGTTGTCTGACCAAATGCGCTACCTGTAACATACAGGGTGGACCAAGGAAAGGTCCCGTTAGAAACTGGCGTCAAATTGGACAGTCCATCACAGACTGGAATCAACGAAACTGGGTATCTTGACATATAAGGCAATTGCACATAGGAAATTCCCGGACCGATATCGTTCGGTATCATCGGGGTTCCAGTGGCATAGCCATAGGCAGGAAGCCAGTTCGCAGCACCTAGACCCAAATTAGGACCAAGTTGGAAAAAGAATCCACTCTTGATCTGAGAAGTCCAACTCTGGACTGAATTTGAGTAAGCGCTAAGCACGTTAGCCGTATATAGGTGTGTTTGATTTTCCGTAGTAACACACAACCTTTGACTTCCTCTCTGGAAGAGATACATAGGAGCAAGTAAATTCGCTATGTCTCCACCATATGGTCCAGCTGTCAATGCACCAGCTCCGTTTATAGAGCCTGCAGAGTACATCCATGGATACCATTGGAAGGCAGTCGTTGTGGGAAAACCCGCACCGTTAAAGGGAATAACCTGACCAAAACGGTTGAGCAGTTGTTTAATGCTCGTAAAGCACTCTCCTACACAAGAAGAGGCATGTTTAAGGTTCAGATTCTTTATCGCACTCTCGGCGATTCCCGTATTAACCAACACATCAGTCTGACCAGACTGAGCAGCAAAGTATCCGGGATACCCCTTTCCAGAGGAACCCGGGAGTTGATACTCAAAATCAGGACCAGCTTTGATATACATAAGAACTTGGATATTTTGTGCACAAGTCTCAGGTGACATCAGATCATTTAAGACCTTCACATCAAGCTGTCCTGAATAGTAGTCAGTATAGTCTGTATTAGTATTCAGATATGGATCCGCGATCAGGTATGGGAGATTAAGAGTTATTTCGTCTTGTTCTCGTATATCCACTATTTCACGGAGGGAATAAAATCCCGTAAATGAGTCTGGAGTGGTACTCACAGTCTTATTAGGTGTCCAGGTTATCTGCAAACGACCAGAATGAAACTTGGTCTTTACAAATTTGAGGGTCACATCAAAACTTCCTCTCCACAATTCAAACATATTGGAGAGATAGAAAAGAGGTGCACCTTGGACACAATTTGCTGTGTTACCAGAACCACCAGTAAATGCCAAAGGGGTACAAAACCTCTTAGGAGTCATTATCTCTGAAAAGAGTGAGACTCCATAGGCATCTCCAGCGTTCCAAACTGCATTCTTGTAATAAGTTGGAATCCCCAACAGAAACTTCATGCTCATTTCATCCTCGGACGTAATAGAATATTTGTCCGTGACAGTAAGCTTGTTGTCATGTATTAGAGAGAGAGGAACCGCAGCAGAAGGGCCATCACAGACACCTGCATAACGCAGGCCTTGACGGGCCACTATAACTGGCGCGGTATTAACTCTAGGGGTTGACCAACCAAAGAAACTAGCTAACGCAGCACTACCTCTAAAAATCCAAGAGGCAGGCTCGGTAACTGGAGCAAGCATAGGAACAGCAGATAGAGATGATGCGATAGAAGCGACAAGTTCGAGTCCTTTAGATACGACTCCTTTACTTTCCTTCCCTTCAACATCACTCCTCTTACGGACTTTGTCCTTAGTTCCAGCCTGTGGAACACTGGGGGCCGACAACTCGACATCTTCCCAGTATCCATAGACGCTTAACTCACAAAACGTTTTCGGCGCTGTGGCACCAACCAACAAGGCTGTTACAGTATCTATATAGATTCCACCCCAATCATAGGGTTTGTTCTTAAGATCATAGTATTCAGTAGGGGCGATCCACGGTACTCTAAAAATAGCAACCGTATCACCCGTGTTCATCTCTATGAACGGATGTTGGTATTTGGCCATGAGCGTCAAGTTAGTTCTAGCTGCATAGTTTGCATCAAGGGCTATCATTTGCTTTAACAATGGCAGATAATGAATAATCAACTTTCCTGCTTGGAAAGGATTAGCGTTCATCTGCACTCGCAAACAAAAAGTCCCTCGAAAAAGATTAAAGCCTCTGATCTTGTCACCCCACTGGGTAACAGTTGTCAACAGAGCTCCGATTTCTGGTAAAAGAAATATATTTGTACCAGCAACATCGGTAGTGTTGTACTTAAAATCGCTCAGAAGCATGGGTTTGGCTAAGAAATCTTTAATAGTCTCAAATTTAACTTCTAACTCACTCGGCATCGTCGGGAGATTGAAGGTTGATTCTACTTTTTCCTCAGCATCAACAAAACACGTTGTCTTGGCGGGATCACATACCACACCAGCAGTTGGGCTCGAATTACTGTCCGAGCCTCCGCTAATGCGCATGTCAACCTGAGAAGACTGTGCAAAACTAGTATATTTAGTCACCTCTAGAAAGGTGAGATCTTCATGGTATAAGGATAGGTTTAACTCACTATCCAGAGTTGCGTAGACTTCGCGTCCTACGCTAACGACATTATTATTTAAGGTTTTACTAGCTTAAAGTTAAGCGTTAGGGGCTAAGCTATGCCCACTAACACTAGACTTTCCGGTTGCGGTGTCATACTCCGCGGCTAGAAAATTCAAGAATTCCTCTCCCAGCTCTTTGGGAGGGTTCATAGAGGTGTACAAAGGTGGCGGAATCTTCTCTAACGCCATCATCGTCAATTCCCAATTAGTGTACTTGGGCCAAACTTTGTATTCCTTATAACACCTTTGGGCAAGGACCTGACCATACTTAGCATGATCTTCCTCACCGCGAATGGCTAACTCCACCAAACATCTTTCTACAATAAGAACGATGTTGTCGGAATCAACCAAACCTTTATACCACTGGGGGGCTTCCAAAATGGAATGAAGTCTTAGACCGGCCATCATACGAAAATATCCAAAAAAGGACGTTTCGATGAAACCACGTGCAATAAAATTGCCGTCCTTGACTTCTCTCCACTTGGCTACCTCACCATTCTTTCCTTTGAGCTCGTCTGTATAGTCAAGACCAACTCGCCGGATCTCACGTTGTATAGAGTAAAAATCGATACAATCTATGTTGTCACTTACAACAATAGCATTATCGTCTCCATACGCGGTAACGTCAGTTTCTCTCTGACACATCTCAATTGGACACTCAATAGGCTTAGCCAACATAATATCCTTACCTTCTTCAGCCAACACTATGGCAATAAAAACATAAAGGCAAAGGACCAAGTTGGCAACGGAATTAATAATAGCAGTTAAAAAATTGCCACTAGTATTACCGTGAAGCCACTCATAAATCGCAGTTGCATCCCCATCTGGGATAGCATGAAGACTGTTAATCATGTCTTCAAACAACATAGTGCGAACCATAGTGGCTGCCTTATCTTCAGTCCCATAGAACAGGTGAGCAAGATACAGAGTATAGTAGATCAAGCAAGCTAAAAGCTTCTTATCATACTTGGAGAAATCTCCAAAAACACCTCTGTTTCCTTTTCTGCGCATCTTCTTATAGAGCGCAGTCCACTCATCACTGAAGGGATTGATTCCAATTGCGATACCATTTCGAATACGGTTTTCGTATATCCAACTCGCAAAGCTACCAAAATACATCTTACAGATGATTAGGTAAACAAGTTCACACGCACAAAATAATCGCGTGGAACCGTTCTTAACTTTTTCGAATTCTCTCAACTCGTCCTTAAGACAGTCGAGGTAAGGAGCATACATACGATCACCAGACTCCAGAATTTTAATCATCTCCATAACAAGCTCTCGTAAAACTTTAGCTTGCCATCTATCGAGATCGATCAATTTTCCATCACCAAACAACCAATACTTTCCTTTTCCGGTAAATCCCAATTTCTGTTTAATCAGATTTAGGGTAAAACCACACGAAGTGTTTCTATCCAGAGCAGGAAGATTTAAGCCGGTGTCACCGAGCACACTTTGCTCATAGGTTAACACCTTGTTATCAATGATAGGAGTCGAACAATTAATAATTTCTCTCGCTGTAGCTTCCCCAGCTGCATCCATAACCGCTAAATTAACGCAAGCATCATTGCTGCCATACGTTTCACGACTTTTGGGCATTATAGGTTTTTCCTCACCCTCATCTAAGTATACACGAAGACGGGCAGGAACCCTTGTAATGGGGAAGACACCATGCATTTCCGATCGTTTAATCGTACTCTGAACATTTTGTCGAATAGGCGGGAGATGGGTAATGACTTTATGATGAGGAGCAAATTCCTGATTAGGTCTTCGCACCTCAAAGTCAACATCACTAGATTGACCCTCACTGGCTGCTTTCAACGCCATCTCAAACTTCTCGAGAGTGGCATCAAATCTTGCAGGAACTACTTCCCTAGGATTTGAAATATTGAAAAACTCAGATTCATACTTGGAAAATAACTCTTTCCACAAGATGATTCCACAGCCATTACCACCTCCATTAATAGAATTATGGAAGTAGAGAGGGATAGGATTCTGGTACACTTTATT